ATGAAAAAAATGATTCTCTCTCTGCTCTTGTTGGCAAGTTCAGGCGCTGCGCTGGCGGCGCCTCAGGTTATCACCGTGAGCCGCTTTGAAGTGGGCAAAGACAAGTGGGCGTTTAACCGCGAAGAGGTGATGCTAACCTGCCGACCGGGCCATGCCCTGTATGTCATCAACCCGAGCACACTGGTGCAATACCCGCTGAACGATGTTGCAGAGCAGCAAGTTGCAAGCGGCAAAACCAACGCGCAGGCTATCACCGTCATTCAGATTGACGATCCGGCAAAACCGGGTGAAAAAATGAGCCTTGCACCGTTTATTGAACGCGCGGAAAAGCTCTGCTAATTACCAGAAGTATCTTTCTGATTTCCAATAAAAAACCGCAAGCCTCATGCAGAGGAACTTGCGGTTTTTTCGTTGTTGCGGCTGACAACGGTCGTTTTTTACCGGCCACTTTCGTCGTGGACTGGAAAACCTGGCGTCGTCATCTATTCTTAAAGGGCAAGGCGACTTAGCCTGCATTAATGCCAACTTTTAGCGCACGGCTCTCTCCCAAGAGCCATTTCCCTGGACCGAATACAGGAATCGTATTCGGTCTCTTTTTATTTTCCTTTAAAATCAAAGGCTTATGCATCTTCCCTCGAAATTCCTCGAAATTTCCTCGAATTTCCGTATCCGGTCTTTTTCCCTTATACCACAACAAAATTAGATTTAACATTTTTTAAACTGAAAATCAGAGCATCATATACGCCTTTTCATCACGCTCATCGAGATACATTTTTGTTGTGTTTTCTGATGTATGCCCCAGCAGTTTCTGGGCGAAATCTTCACCGTAGGCATCTTTGTACAGTCGCCCGGACAAGCTGCGGATTTCATGAAACGGCGGCGGGTTTTCGCTGAATGCAATGTCAGTTAATTTCCTGGCAGCGACAAACTTTTTCGTCAGGCTGTCAGGGTGAATACTCCCGTCCGGGCTGTTCTTCCTGACCCCGGCGCTGATCAGATAGTCAGTCCTGCTCACAAGTCGGCAGCGATCGACCACCGTTCCGAGGCGCAGGCCGACGGATGGGAGACTGAGCGACAACGGTAACGCTATTTTCATCCCCGTTTTAATCTGTTTTACATATAGACGGTCATCAATAATATTACTGAATCGCATGCAGGAAACATCTTCGCGACGCTGACCAGTGATCAACGCGAGATCCATAGCCAGAGGAAACCATGTCGGCAGTTTCTCTGCTGCTGTACGAATTTTTCTATACACGTCCAGTCTCAGACGATCACGCGCAACCTCGATTTTTGGGGCGCGGGTTGGCTCAACCGGATTCTGTGTTATATGCCCCTCAACAACCGCCTCCCTGAACATATCTGATAAGACAGATCGCATTGCTCCCGCCATAGTATTTTTCCCTCCTTCAATCCATGTTTCCAGAAACGTAGCAATATGCTTTGTGGTCACTTCCGCCAGGAGCATTCCGCCCATCTTGTCCCGTATAGTCGCTAACTGGTTGCCACGAATCTTGTATGTGTTCACCGACAGATTACGACGCTGTAACAGTACCTCATAGCGCTCGATCCACTTTGTGACAGTAAGCGAGTCCAGACCTTTAAGTTTTTCAATCAGCGCAACAGGGGTGTAATTCTGCGCGATGAAGTTGTTGGCCTCGATCGCCTGTGCGACCGCATCCCTGCGGGAAATTTGCCCCAGCGCAATTTCTTTTTTAGTCAGCGGATTACGCCAGTAAAACGCTCTGTCATTTTTACGATAGGTGAGGTTCTTGGGTAGATTAGCGTCGTATCTTTTTTGACTCATTTATTAACTGCTCCAGCAACGCACTTTTTTTACCAGTTCGCCCGTTGGGATGGTGCTGTTGCAGCTCTTTTCCCGCTTTGTTGGGCTTGATATAAAACGCTTCCGGGTTAACGCGGTATTCACGCCCATGAAGCTCGGGGGGCGGGTAGATGTTTCCGTTCCTCGCCCAGCGTCTGAGGGTCACTCGCGCCGGGGGATTGTCGGGATAAATCTTCGCTGCCCAGGTGGTCAGAGTTACTAATTTCATTTGTACCTCTTGACGCCTGATATCATGTATCAGGCGGGGGAAAATTATTGATAATTCGTTATCAGGCAATCTGCCCTGGCAGTGCGCGCAGTCGGCGCATACCTGTCATCGCCGTGGCCACGTAGCTCTTGTGTCGGTTAACAACTTCTACCGTCACCTTCACGCCGTCGACCGCCACGGTATAAGTGGTCTTTGTTTTCTGTCGGCCAAACTCCCCGTAAAGCTCAACATGCTTTGCCAGTGCTGCATCGCACGCCCGGCGCGCCAGCGGAGATTGCGTGCTGCGGTTTATCAATCGCATATTCACCTCACTTAATTAGGCCAAGTGTGTAATTAAGTTCATGAAGGCATTCTTTGTCGTACTCAAAGAAGTAGTCCCATTGCTCTTGATTGCGGTGCTCACGGACCATTGCCCAGCGCCAGCCATCGGCATCTAACACACGGCGAACCTTGCGTTTAACAACGGTATCAACATCGTAAATTACACCGTAATTAGCCCCGAACCCGTTACGCAATACGTCAAGTTCAACAGTGATAACCCGGTATAATTTCGGAAGCTTTTTCAGTTCTTCAATACGCATGGTCACCCCCGTCGATCCGTCTGAATTCGATTACCCAGACATAGGGATTGGCCTGCCAGCTTTCCTTGCCGTAGATGGATTTCCACAGGCGCGCGAACACATCAGCAACACAGTCGCCACTTTTCATGTCGGTGGCACTGCACCCTTCGCGTATCGCATCGCCGTCGCTGATACTCTTCAGCCGCTCAACCCGCACGTCGGTGATTTCCAGCAGAATACGGGATGCCCAGCGCGGCATGTGTATGGATGGGCGCCAGCCATGACGGAGGTTATCGTCAAGATCACAGTATTCAGGCTTGGCACCACCATCGGCGGCATATTCGCAGTATTGCGGCGTCTCGAACTTTTCAGGATAGGCTCGGTATTCTTCGAATAACTCCTCAGAAACAAGCGGCCCCTGGAACGTCTCTCGCACCCACAGGCAATCACCTGGCTGACCGAACGGGCAAACAATGTTGTATTTCTTATGCGGATATTGTTTTTGCAAATCAAGCAGGTCAGCAGTTGACGAATTAACTGGGCGCCGCGTCTGCGTTTTCCGACCTTCAAGAATGGCGCGCACCATCTCGCCGTTAAAAATCATTCCGCGCTTAGTCATTCCAGGCCTCCAGCTCGTTCTCGATCTCTTCGTCTATCTCTTCGTTGGTGGCGTCTTCGTTCAGGTATTCCCGAGCCTCCTTGAGGTAGTGTTCCCGGCGTTCGTTATACCAGGCCGAGAACTCAGGCGACCAGCCAATAGTCGTGCCTTCATAGTCAAATTTGGCGTTGTTCTCAGCCATGCTCTCAACCATGTTGTAAGCAGTGGTGAGCGCCGCTTCGCGGATATACCCGCGCAGGTCGCGCTTGCGCCAGTACGGATTTACTTTCGAATCGCAGAGCGGTTTAAATTCGACTTCCCAGCGGCGAATACAGCGTGCATTTAATGATTTGCTCATGTCATTACCGGGAGGGCGACCCCTCCCGCCTCCCTTAGCCCACGTATTCCGGTTTCATGTCGTCCAGGGTGATGCGGAACTGGTCATACAGTTCGTCGCCCAAATGACGTTTGGCAGTGCTGAGAGCACTTTCAGCTTTAGCGAACATCGCTGCGGATTCCGGTTCGCCAGGATTTGGAAGTGAGTTGATCACAGCCTCGACCTTGTTCTGCGCATCGACCTGGTAGTAGCGCTTCACAGCCTTATTCTTCAGTTCGGTATACAGAGCGGTTCCCAGCAATGCTTTCTGCGATTCGATATCCACGCGGATGGCTTTGGCCTGGTCAACGGAGCTTGCTGTGTCAATGCGGTCGCGTAGGTCGTCGGCAACGGCGTCAATGTTAGTTGCCGATTCCTGCGCGCTGGTCGTGGTACTAACCTCGCCAGTGATTTCCTGTACGCTCATGCGCTGGACTGGCGCCGGATTGATTTCTCGCTCGGTACGTTGCTCAAGCTCATCTGGTGTGTAAACACCGAGAATCACATGCGGGCAGTACAACCGCGCCCAATATTTCACCCCAAGATAGGCTATTTGCTGGTCAGGCTTTGAAACCCACAGCGGCGAATTTCGAGTAACTACCTGAGACAGGTAGAGTGGTTTGTCCCAAGTGATTTCACTTTCACCACGAAGAATTGCCCCGACCTCGATGTAGAGGCCTGCTTCATCTTCATCAGTCCAGTCGCGAACGCGTTCCGTTACAGTGTATTTGCCATTTTTCCCTGTTTTCTCGCGGGTCACTTCTTTGGTTCTGGTGCAACGTTCCCAGTCACCACCGTAGCGATAATGGAAGCGGCCATGGATGGCGCTGGAACTGGTGATAACGGCATTAACAAGCTGTGCTTCGTAACCCAGTTGCCCATTGACCAGGTGCGTCTTTTGCGCAACTGCATATGGATTCATGCCCCATTGCATGGCTTGCATGACGATAGCCATGCAATCTGCTGGCTTTCCTGCCAAGTGCGCGGGCACGGTAACGACGGATTGAGCCATCAGCCCGGCGAAAGACTGCAACTGTCCCAGGGCCTGTACGTTGAAAATTGAGTTACTTGCAGAGATTGTGTTTGGTGCCTGCTGTTCGGCTGTAACAATGTTGGTATTTTCCATGACAGTTCCCCCTTAGGCTTGTACGCGAAGCGCTTCAAGGCGGCGCACATCAAAATCGTTGAGTTCTTCGGCGTAATCTTCGGTAATCGGCGCTGGCCATTCGCCAGTGTCGAACCCGTTCGCTATGGCGCGCATTGCTTTGCGGTATTCCAGCATGCCGAGTTCAAGCAGTTCTTCGGATGCCTCGATGATGGCGATCCAGTGGTAGTTCTCGTCTTTGTTGACGAATATCCAGAAAAACTGGTCCAGCGCTGCGGTTTCGCAGTACATGGCAGCGCTCAGGTGATAATCGCGCTCAATGATTTCCCGGTGCAGTTTGGCGCGCAGGCCTTCCTGCTTGATATTCCACATGCTGATAGTCTTCAGGTCAGCGCCGATGCGCAGGCCTCCCATGTCAATTTCAAGGTCTGGCCGCACGCGGATTTCCAGCCCGGTTTCCTCATCAATACCGAAATAACTCACCTCTACGGCGCGGTTCGGATGCGTCAGCAGCTTCCCGGCGGTCGGGTGATTCAGTAGCGCTTTCTGGATGGCCTGTGCGGTGCTCAACTGCTGGCGGGTAACCAGGATTTTATCGCCGGGGTTTTCGCGCCAAGCGTCAAGCAGCTCGTCGGCAAATACTGTTTCAGGTTTGACGGATTTCACTGCCTGAATCAGATCCGCTTTGGTGCCGGATACTTTCAACGGCTGTGGCTTCTGCGCTTCCTGTGCAACGAGATCAGGATTGATGATCGTCAGTTGCTCAAGCAGCGCATCACGGCTTCCGCTGTTTTTCAGCTGCGGCGGCAGGGTGGCGTTGTACTCTTTGATGCAGGCCTTCATTGCTGTGGCGGTATGCTTGGTTCCGTTCTCAATACGCTGGAACTCTTCAGGCAATTGCTCATATGATGCATACGATTCGTCAACGGATGCCCCAAGCGGTAATGGCGCGGGCAGGGTGGCGTTGTACTCTTCCAGCAACGCTTTGATATCGTCTGCGGTGAGTAATGCCGGCAGGCTGGCGTTGTGTTCGTCGATAACCGCGCGGATCGTCGCTGTCGTCGTGAGCGCGCCTTCCGGGATTTCCGGCTCTATGCTGAATTCTTTTTCCAGTTGTTCAGGCTGTAATGCCAGCGCGTGCACCAGATTCCCCATATCCAGGACTTTGGTGCGTTCTTTCTGGATGGTTTTGGATACGTGGCGCGCCTCGAAATACATCAGCGATACCCGGGCATCTTTTACCATCGTCGAACTGGTGCCATTCGCCGCGTGATATACCTCGTTCGGTACGCCTTCATAACGCCCCGGCTCGAAGTATTCCGGCCACACTGGCATTGGTTCTTCCTGTTGCGCTTCTGGCTCAGAATGGCTTGCAGAATCGTTGTTCTGGCTCACTTCCGGCTGATTGTGGTCTACATCGGCTTGCTCGCCGGTATCTGCCTCTTCACCATTCCCCAAATCACTTTCGCTTGCGAGCAGCGCATCACCAGTCTGTTCTTCATTACCGTCAGTTTCTTGAACCTGCACATCGCTGGTGGTCTCCGCTTCCTGTTTTGTGCCATGAGTTGAGGAGTTCTGCATCAGAGCAGAAACGTCAAATATGCCTGCGGCAACCTTTTTCACCAGTTCTGGTTCGGCTTCCTGCTTACCTGCATCAGTCTTCACCCATTTCGGATCATTCGGGTCGCTGATACCTTCAACATACTCGCCGCGCTCAGCAGCAAGCTGGCGGTTAGCTTCTTCCACTGCGTCTTTTTCTGGTGCATGGCGGGCGGCGGTCAGAGTTTCTGCGGACGGTTTCTCGTGATTAATTTCTGTCAGGTTGGAATTAATGTATCTGCGTAAGCTGTCAGGAAAATGATGAACGTTGTCACCAGAACCACGGATAAGCGCAAAAATAGCGGCGCGGGAATAGTCCAGGATACCCGGTGTTGCGCGAAGTGCTGCGGACCATTCTTTGAATGGACTTTCTTTTTTCTTAACGATTTCTTTCGCGCGACGATAAACGCTACCAGGTAATTCATAGATATTAAAATCCATCGGCAGGGTGGCCAGCGCGATTTCCTGATCAAGCGTATCCAGCGTGTGGACATAATCCGGGTTGCGGTCTGTTTTGTTTCCGCCGCCAGCGTTCGCGCCGCTTTCAGTACGCTGAATAGCTGATACACGATTACCTTTGCACCACTCTTTAACGAGCAGCCCGCGATCAATATGAGGGGTATCGAACCATGTTTTCAGAAACTGGATAACGCTTGCCAGCTCAGGGATTTTGCCATCGGCAGGAAACACATTCTTAACGGCATTCACCACTTTATGGATGTCGTGTTCAATGGCCTTTTTGAATGGTTCAACATTCTCGGCGGCAAGTAAAAGGTTCTGGACATATGAGTTATCTGTGTCCATTTCCAGAGCGAGAATTGCTTTTTTCTGCTCTGCATCGACATGATAGAGATACTCGCCATCGCCAATATGTTGAGCCAGAACGCGATGACGGAAGGGCATCGTTGCCACAACGGTTAACTGAGGGTGTTCAGGTCGATCGTCATTGTCTTCAGTTGACGCCTGTTCGTGCTGGGTAATTTCGTCAGTTTCGGTATTGGCAACTTCTTCATTGCCAAAATCTTCCGTGTGATCTTCCAGCACTTCACCTGTTTCGGTATCAACACCATCAACGATACGCTGACGGGCGGCGTCAACGGTCTCAGAAGAGGGCAACGTAACACCGGGGATCTGTACCCAGGTCATGTTGTCTTTGCCGAGCTGGTAGAAATCGCAGAACGTTAAGCTGAGTTCGCCTTCCGGCGGCAATTCGTTAACGACAGGGAAATTAGTGGCAACAGCTTTAAAATAATCTTTCAGCTTTGCGCCGGATTTAATCAGGAGATAATCCAGTGTGGCATTTGCCGCTTCAAAATCATCGCTGCACCAGAGAACTGCATCTTTCTGGCCTGATGATTTCTTTGCTTTGCGGACTAAAAATACAGGATTAGTTCCACTCATTGCTTTATCCTCAATAAATTGTGTAGAATTAATACCGTGTAGATAAGAGGTGCTTTAATAACACCTCTGATTTACCTGGTAGAATGTCCGGTTCGCTTTGGTCGGTGAGGCCGGACATAGCGGGCCCACTTCGGTGGGCTTTCGCTTAATGAACGGTGCTGAAAACTTTTTCTGAGTAATCGAGTTTGTAGCTTCGGTAGTTACCAAACCCGGCGTTATCGCCATCACTTACTTTCACGGACAGCATTGAAATTGCCTCTACAGCACAAAGAGGACAGTCGAACTTGCCGAATACATAGCCACCGTCGAGAATGACCGTGACCGCACCCGTTTCGGCTGAATGAATAACGCCTGATACTTTCTTCTCGCAGTTGAATACAGCCAATTCTTTATTCACTGCTTTCAGGTTCATTTCAATTTTTACGATTTCCATAAAACTTCTCCGGTTGTTAAATTCAGGGTGTAAGAAGCCGCGCCAAATTAATGGCGAATTTTTTATTTCATATTTCAGGACTGCTGGTTAACTCTCGTGCGCCATCTGGTCGTATTCAGCGCATTGTTTAGAGCAATATTCTTTTTCTTTCTGTGCCAGTTGCGGACCGTTGAGATAGAGCAATACGTTTTTTACTTCCTTGCCTTCTTCAACGGGTTTGCGGCAGTAACCGCATTCTTTCTGCATTACCCCTCCTCAGATGCTTGCTGGCAGCTCTCCGTTGCGAATAATTCCCTCAACAGGCCAGCACTCACCATTAACCTTTTGCTCGACAACTGCGGCCTGGCATTCCTGCTGGTTGTCATATACACCGAGAATCACATCCTGAAAGTCACCGTTGGTCATTGCGACCGTTAATACCAGTGCGAATAGCGTCTCCATCAGTGAAGAGTCCTCCCGATAGCAAGTGCGTAAATACGTTTGGCTTCTTCCCATACTTGGATATTGCGATGCCGAACGGCGAACCATGCAAGGCGTTGAGCCTCCCGGACTTGCTGCTGGTTAATCATTGTTATCCTCCAGATGCCCGTTATCGCGAAGCCAACTAATGACCTCGTCAGGAGAAAGACGATCCAGAATTTCCGGCAACTTGCTGTTGTTGTCAGCCCAGTCGATGTAATCCGGCAGGTCGATAGCAGCGAACAGTACATCGCTTTCGATTTCTTCCAGCACGTCATCCACTTCAACGCCGCGAATTTCGGCGTTAACAAAATCGCGATAACCGCTGGTTGAAACGTCAACTCCCTGCGCCTTGAGATCTAAATCAATTTTCATTTTCCCTCCCCATTGTTGCGCCTGTCTTTTCACCACTTCAGGCTCGGTGGTGATATGCTGGTAGTTCTCACACAGCCAGCAAGGATATGAAAATGGCATCACGTCCAATCTGTGTTTTTTGGTTCAAGAACCAGGAACAGTATGATTCCTATAAAAAAGTACTAACTGATGCATGGGTATTACCTGAATACTATCGGGATTGGCTTATCCGCTTTAATCAAATGGTTGAGCGTTACGAAAACAGCGGTATCCAAGTGATTAAAGTAGAGGCCGAGGCTGACGAGTTCGCTTCCTGGTGTCTTAGTAATGTTCGTGACACTAGTACCAAAAGCTGCAATGACTTCGCGGCTTTCATAGGCGGCAGCAAGGCGATCCGCGATAGTGAGCGTGATTGGGGATATTAGTAAGCAAACTCGATTATCAACCTTTGACACTTCAATCTTCATTTTCCCCACCTCTATTAGTTATGGCCCTGCATCAAATGATTACTCTTGATGCGGGGATTTACTGAATCTCTCTGCTCGTATCGCTGAGCTGGCGGAACGTTTGATACCTGCTGCGCGTTAACTCATCCACCTCATCACCATCTTCATACGCCTGGTGCGGCTACTTCGTGGGCGTCCTGCCTGGGTGGTCGTGTTGCTGTGATATTGATTAAATCACTGGTTTATAGTTGTGTCAACTTTGAATTGATGTTTGGTGTAAATTTTAGGTTTATATGTTGGAAGAGGGAGCGTGTGTTATGCTCACAAAAACATCAATTGCCGAGGGTTTAGTGATGGACTACGAAGAAGCCGCGCAGCTGCGCTATCAGGAAATGTGCCGGATTGTGGGTGATGTTGTGTTTGCGATGGTGGCTGAAGGGCATGAAACCAAAAAAGTGTCTATAGCTGACGTGATACGAACGGAAATATCGAAGGGGCTTGATAAGTGGGATGCTGACCAGATTCAGGTTATGGAACTGGCGGTGAAGTTACTGGAAGAGTAGGGCAATAAAAAACCCGGCGCGGTGGCCGGTTTTATTTATTGCTTAGGAGCTTGTTGTGATGACGATTGGTTAGTTGGAGCGCTCGTTAATGGTTGCTGTGTCGGTACCTGTATTATAATTGGAGCCGGGCTGGTTACTGATGGTGACTTGTCATTGCCGGAGATAATCCAACTTGAGGCTAACATCACGCCAGACAGAATCACAGTAACTAAAGTCAAGCCAACGGCCATCGCCCACTGAGTCGTTGTAAGTCCCGTTTTCAAACCGCCGATTTCACCTTTAATTTCAGCAATACCTCTCTCAATAGAAGAAAATTGCTGAGTATAATAGGTTTTAAAGTCAGCTGATTCGCGACGCATTTCCGCAGCAATAGACTCTACCTCTGATTTGTTTTGTGAAAGCTTTGCGTCAAGTTCTTCTCTGGACATTCCGCTCACGCTTACCTCCAGGGTATCACTCTTCATCGCTACATCTTCCTTACTTGGGCGCAAACCCGTTTCGTCCATGGCGTATGAAACTCTATTTGATACCTTAGCATCAATACCAATACTTTGGTACTGAGATGGATCCCCATAAGGAGAAACGGTTGTCGCTGCTAGGGTTGCACTAACTATAATACTTGGAAGAACTGATGATGTTGTTCCTGAGGTAGGTTGAACTGAAGAAACTGGCTTCAGTCTTTCCATAGCCCATTATCCCTGAGAGCTACCTGTAATGATTTTACTAATGCAACAGCTTGATCCGGGCTCATTGAGACTGACATGTTAGGGGTCAACTCAACTTTTACTTGGAAGCTATTCTTTCCTTGCTCATCAGACTGCATGTGATGCTCAAATTCATGGCGGTAAAAAGTAATGATTGTTTCAGCACGATCAGGCGTAATAAGAACTGATGTGGCGGTCATGTGCTGAGGTATGATTTTAATAGTGTTATCTGACATAAGTATCCTTTTTGTTTCCTTAGTATTTTTTTGCATTGACATCAGAAATAGCGAATCCACAAGAGTATGAGTAAAGCTAATCAGTTTAGTGATACGGTGACTATTAAAGTGGTAAACCACATCAAAGCTCGCAGAGTGCATACCAGGCTGTCACACATGACAAAGTAACGAGGATGCCTGATCTCATAGCGCTCAAAGAGACATGCCGATAACGGCATTAACCACACTTGACGCCATAAACACGCCGCCAACGATGAAGCTGGCTTGGTTCTTCCTGGTAGCCCTAAGAGTCAACAGAACCACTGAAAGGGCAAAGAAAGGTATCGCGAGTATGCTGAATGTGTTCATGTTGACCTCAAGTTATTGCGATTCTCCATCACCCTTAATCCGTCGCCCCATGTACTTGGCGTACAGCTCGTCGAGTTCCTTAAGGCGCAGAGACACGATCCGCAACATGTTCTGCTGCTCTTCTTCCGGCAGCTGGCGATAGAGTTCCAGCAGGCGCTGTTCGTCAGGCTTCATACCATCTTTCTCGCCGACATCTTCCCCGAGCAGCCAGGCGACCGAAACACCAACAGCATCGGCTATAGCCAGTGCTGATTTTTTGCTAATAACACCTTTTTTAAACCAGCTATTGACCGCCTGAGGCGAGACTCCGGCTATTCGCGCCATATCTGCTTTGGTAATGCCTCTGGCATAGACCTCGTTGAGTCGCGCTATCAATGCTTTGTTGGGTTCTTCTTTTCTCATTCTCTCATTGTAAATGGTTAGTTTACACACTCAATAAATTGAATATTGCTTGAAATATAAATCTGTGGTTTACTTTCTTCGTTGATAGTCAGGAGAAGAAAATGACAGCACTTGATAAAGCAATTAAGGCCGCTGGTTCAGCGAGAAAGCTAAGCATGGCACTTGGTGTAACCAGTATGTCAATTAGCCATTGGAAACATCGCGACAGAGGCATTGTGCCGCCAGATTACATATTAAAAATTCACAGCATAACCGGTGTTACTCCCCACGAATTGCGCCCTGATCTGTATCCGAACCCAACGGATGGATTACCGGCGCAGGAAGCGAGGGCGTAACCGTGCATTCAATTTCATTTCAACAAAATACCGGGTTTCCTCCGGACACGATGATAAATCGCAATCAGCCTGATCCGGCGGATAAGCATGACCAGATTCGGGCTGCCGTTCGTGCGTGGTCGGCATCGCTGGACAACCAGGACGTAGTTGCCGGGATCATCGTTGAAGAATGGGAACGGCAGGGCGGCGCCGGGCTGGATTTTCCTGACGACCTGAGCCGTAAGCGGCAGAAGCTTTTCCGCTGGCTGGACAGCGACACCGGATATGCGCGCGAAAACATCCGCCAGTTGACTCCGGCGATTCTGGCTGTTTTACCGCTGGAATTTCGTGGGCGTCTTATCGGACAGGATTGTTTCATGACGCGTTTTGCAGCGATGGAGAAGGAAATCAGCGAGGCGAAACAGGCCGTAATGCTGAATGCGCCAAAGCATCAGCTGGTGAAAGAGGTCAGGGAAGGGATTGAGCATCTGCTGAATATGTTGCCGGGTGATGCTGTCGTTCAGGTTCTGAGTGGTATCGCGGCCATAGCGCCGGGTGTCATGTGAGGGTGAAGACCGCTGTGCGCCAACACAGACGGCCTTCGGTGTAATTCCAGGCAGAAATCACGAGGTCATTATGACAAAGAGTTTTTCAAAACACCAGGCAAGGGAGGCATAGCTATGTCGAATGTCGCCTACGCCGATTTTGCGGCGCGTACCGCCGTCAGGAGCAACCGGATGGAAAACCAGAAGACCGGATTCATCCCGTTGTACCGGAGTGTACTTAAGCAGCCCTGGTCAGAAGATGTTTACCTGCGTACGTTGTGGGATAACCTGCTTTTGGGCGCTGCCAGCCAGCCATACACAGCGAGCTTTAAAGGTCGCCAATGGCCGCTACAAACCGGACAACTGGTGACCACGGCGGCCGATCTGGGCCTGAAACTACGTGACAGAAAAGGCAACCCAACAAGCCGTGATGCTGTTGAGAGAATGCTGACGTTTTTTGTGCGCGAAGGGATGATTTCCATTGAGGGGGAGCGGCAAAGAGGGCGTGTGATCACGATCTCAAATTATGCCGAATATGCTCAAAAAATGGACAATTTGCCCGCACAAACTTCCGCACATGAAAGCGCACATACATCCGCACATGGCGAGGCCAGTCACGGCGCGGGTTTGTCGGGAGGTTGCGCACATGAAGGCGCACATACATCCGCACAAACAAGCGCACATCATGAACAATATATATTAAATACTAACGTATTTAATGTACGTCAGAGAATTTCCAAAGTTGTTCCTGATGCAGCAGTCCAGACTCCGAAAGGTGACAAGTGGGGAACATCTGACGATCTCCGTTGCGCAGAGTGGATGTTGGCACTGCGTGACATCACCAAACCATCCCTGAAAAAACCAAACATGGCTGGCTGGGCGAATGACATACGCCTGATGCGCCAGCTGGACGGACGCACCCACAAAGAGATTTGTGAGTTGTTCAGATGGGCCTGCAAAGACTCGTTCTGGTACAAAAATATTCTCTCCCCCGCAAAGCTCCGTGCCAAGTGGGACACGTTAACCCTTCACCGTGAAGACACTACCCGCAAGCCACGCGCAGATGTCAGCGCAAGCAAATCCGAAACTGGCCCGCACTGGAACAGTGCTGAAGCATGGGAGAAATTTTTATGACCCCGGATCTTTATCGTGCAATTCAGAATCGCGACAGCGAAATGCTATCGCGCATGGCTGGAGATTCTTACGACGGCCGTAAGGTTGTTAACAGTGACGCTGAAAAGCTGGTGGATATGCTTTTTGAAAATCTCATGCAGGTATTTCCGGCATCCACTCAGACGAACCTACGTACTGGCGATGATATTCGCGTTGCAAAGCAGCAATGGATCGCCGCTTTCGCTGAATCAGGCATCACCTCCCGTGAGCAACTTTCCGCCGGAATGCAGAAAGCCCGATCCAGTCAGTCACCGTTCTGGCCGTCGCCGGGGCAGTTTATTTCGTGGTGCCGTGAAGGGAGTGGCGCGCTGGGAGTCAGTGTGGACGACATCATGAGCGAATACTGGCGCTGGCGGAAACTTGTTTTTCGCTATCCGACGAGTGAGCAGTTCCCCTGGAGGGATAAAAACCCGCTGTATTACCACGTCTGCCTGGAGTTGCGCCGTCGTGGAACGGAGGGGCAACTCAGCGAAAAGGAACTTATCCGGGCCGCTGGCGACATCCTGCATGATTGGGAAAAACGCACTCTTGCTGGCAAGCCTATACCACCCGTTCGTCGCGCTATAGCTGCGCCTTCGCAGGATCGTGGGCCAACACCAGCCGAGATGTTAATGGCGAAGTACAAGCAGCGTAAAGACGCTGGGCTGATTTAACGGGAGGGGAATGACGATGGCAAGCAAATCACTGTGGGCAATTGTTGATTTCCTTCGGGAAAACCAGACCATCACGCCGAGACAGGTTCAGAAGTTGCTGGGATGTGACTGCAAGAAATCTCACAACCTGTTGCTTCACCTGACGCGCAAAGCGGTAGTGATCCGTACAGGCGAGCCGCATCACCCGGTCTATTCGCTGTTGCCCGGCGGAGAACTGAATATCAAGCGCTTCAAATCGACCGTGCGAAAAAACATGGTTACTTCAGTGTGCCGCACAAGCCCGGCGATGAAGCGAGTTCTGGCATTTTACGGGAGGGCATCAGCATGAAATCAACGGTAGAAACAAAAATCAGTGAGTTAATGAAGTTAGGGCATGAGCTGGCGAAAGAACTGCATTGTGCTGAGTCTGCCGCGCTGGTGAGCGATCTGGCATCTCAACTGGAAGTGCAACTGGTGCGTAGCAATGCGCTGGCTGCGGAGAATGCGGGGCTGAAGCAAATCGTTGATTCCGTCACTGACTTCAGCAACGAGCCTCAGTACCACGCTGAGGGCATGGGTTGCGGACTGGAAGACCGTGGCATTACTGGCCGATACGATGCTTGCCGTTACGGATGGGATGAAGCAATGGAGCGAATTTACGGAGAGGTAATTCCATGCGCAGAGGAAATTGCATTCCCTGAAACCTCCGCTTTCTTGGCTGAAGTGCGGTCAAAATCTCGCGAAGAAGGTGCTTACTTTGTTGCTAATAGAATGCTTGCTGCATGGGATGCCGGATTTATCGACGACACCGCAAAGAACGCTGCGGACATCGCACGAATGATACTGACCTCCACAGGGTTTATGGCTGATGCGCCGGAAGGCGATTTCGATCGCTCGTTCGCTGATGGTGTACTCGAAGACATCGCAGCCCAGCTTCGCAAAGGAGCAGCCCAATGAGCAACATCGACAAAAAGGCGCTACGCCAATTAGCAGAGAAAGCTATCTCGGCAGAGGGGGTGACTTGGTGGAGTGAGCACCAGCTATCACACGAGGATGGTCTCGCTCTGCATGATGCAGACGCTAAATTCATCGCCGCCGCTAGCCCCGCCACCATTCTGGCGCTGCTGGATGAGATGGAAGTGCTCCAGTCTTTCCGCACTGCATACATGGAGTGGAGCGATAAAACCGATTGGGTGCAGACGGATAAGCGGCTTGACGTCATTAAGCCGTGGGGTAAGCATCGCGCCGACGTTCTGAAGCTCTATATCGATCATCTGGAATCAAATCTGGAAGCCGCAGAACACACAGCAGCAGTAGACCACGAAGCGGCATGTTCTCTGGTCGAAGAAAACGAAGAGCTGAAGCGAAAACTTGAAGCCGCAGAGCAGTGCATAGCAGAACTGGAGGCGCGGACGGTGACTATAAAGCAGTTCGATGAATTCCAGATTTGCCACTACGGCGCAACTGAGGACTATGCGAAAGGCTATATCGACTGCCAGAACAATTACAACAAAGCGCTTAACGCCGCTGGCATCGGTAAGGGGGAGTGATGAGTGAGGTCAATATGCAAATTTACATTTCGAATCTCGAAAGCGAGTCAAGAGAGTGTGCTCACTTTCAAAATATCATGATGTACAAGGTGAGGAAGCTGATAAAGGCTGTAAGGGGTGCTGGCGCTAGCGCTGAGATTATTGAGCTAATTTCTGATATTGAAGAATTTGCCATTTCACCACCGGAAGTTATCGCAAAACATCCTGCTCAGGAGGCTTAGTGATGGCACTAACACACGATGAGCTTTGCCAGATCGCTTGCCGCTTTCTTCAAAACAATGGTTTCAAGGTTGCTTTCCATGACCGGTTCCGCGCATGGACACCTTACGGCGAGCAGGCTGACGCAATCGGATTTCGCAATGGCGCCAGCTGCCTGATTGAGGCTAAGTGTTCCCGTTCTGACCTGTTGGCAGACCGCAAGAAACCTTTTCGGATTGAACCAGAGAAGGGTATGGGCGATTGGCGCTTTATGATTAGCGAGCCGGGAATAGTGAATGTTGAAGACTTGCCTACTGGATGGGGGTTACTCCACGTTGTCAAAGACCGGGTAAAAAAGGTTCACGGCTGGCCGGGCAATGGCCTCTGGGTAAACAAAGATAGCAAGCCATTCCAGGCTAATAAACAGGCTGAGTGCGACTATATGTTTAGCGCTCTGCGTCGAATGGATTTACGTGGTCACCTCAAAGAGGTTTATGACGGCGTAATCGTAAACAAGACAGAAGGAAGCGCGGCATGACCACTATTACCAGGGAACGCCTACTTAAAATCCAGCAGTGGCGCGAAACATACGGACCAGGTAGCAACGTTGTGCTGCCAGCAGAAGAAGCGGAGGAGCTGGCGCGTATCGCACTGGCATCGCTTGACGCTGGCAGCAACAGCCACCCGGCTCACGGCCCGCTCTCAAATGACCGCCTGCACCGCATTCGTGAAATCTTGGGCAAAGCAGCAGCACAAAGCGACGGCGGTAACATCGGTTACGCAATGTCTGATGCTGTGAAAGCGATTGATGAATTGCTTGATGTGCGGAAGGCGGAGCCTGTTGGCTACTATCGAAAAGGCAGTGATGGATTTTATTTTGCTAGTCCTACAGAGCAACGACCGGGAACCATTCCACTCTACACCGCCCCGCCAGAGCCGGTAGTGCCAGAGGCAAAGTGTGACGATGACGGGAATACCACGTCCGAGTTTGACCACGGCTGGAACTCCTGCCGAGCCGCGATGCTCAACCATTCCGGTGATGTCACCGAAATGGGGGAAGCCATCAAGCAACAGTCAAGCATTCATACCAGCAATGGCGCTATGTCAGGTGATGCAGTCAAGCAACCGTCAAACAATGCCAGCTCTCTGGTATTCGTTGACGAAATTGCAGAACAGAACGGTGTAGACCCTGCCATCACTGACGCATACATGCAGGGATATCACGACAGCGAGGGTTGGAAGCCAGCACCGGTAGATAATGATGATTTGCACGAAGCGGTAAGTGATTTACTTGCGGCTCTGGACGAATACCCTGAACAGCTCGTACCGATTAACAGAAAGTCATTCCTGGTTCGAATCATCCGCGCCGCCATGCTCAACAAGGATAAAAACAATGGGTAATCGTTATGAAATTGCCGAAAAAAACGGCATGTCTCGCGAATTTGTCGACTGGTTCTTTGATAACAAAAAAAATGGATGTGGCAACGTATGGTTCATGATGATGGCGGCTATGTGGGAAGGGTGGAAAGGTAATGCCGATATGCAGTCGCTGCCCGGCATCCAGAGCGCTCCAGAACTGAATTCTTTGCAAAATAATGCCGGGTCGGTGCCCGCCACCCTGACAGCGAATGAACTGTCTGCAATTCTTAGCTGGATGACGCCACCCTACATCACCAGTGGAACGCACACAGACGAGTTCAACGAATTGCGTAATAAAGTCTTTTACGCTCTGCGTGATGCTCAGAACGATGAACCTGTAAGTGACGCTTACAAGTTGCCAGGCAGATGGATTCCGGTAAGCGAGCGGATGCCGGAGCGCGATGCTGAAATTCAGGTTTACTGCGCTGATACGAAAGAGCAGATGGTTGGCTACATGGAGCGCAATGAAACAGAGGGATGGTTTAGGTTTGCATCGCTTCCGAATGGTGGTGGCGTTTATTGCAAGCCAACCCACTGGATGCCACTGCCAGCAGCGCCGCAGCAGGAGGTGAAGTGATGGGGCGCTCACGATTTGATGCACGGCTTGATAAACGAGTTAACATCGAGAGACTAGAAGAACAAGGTATAATCGCTGATAGCATGGAAGTTAGAAAGAGCTTGGTTGAGCGCGTTATGAGAGGTGAAATCACTCCAGAGCAGTCCAGGGAAGAACTGAAACGCATTCAGCGCAACGCCAAGCGCAATGGACTTAAAACCAGAAATCAGGCATGGAGAGAAGGTTGATGCCTAAATTCCCAGCAGAGCGTAAAGCAGCCCTACTGTGATGTATAATCCCTCTCAAAGCATCGAGGGGGATTCATTTTTCTCCGGTATCTCTCGCTGTGGACTGTAGAGCCTTCCGTCAACGACTATCCAGCCTTCAGAGATCCAGCGATTCGGCTTGTCTCGTCTGACCCCCATCACCCGGGCAAACTCCGATTTATTCCCCCCAAAGTGATCATCAATGTACTGTTTAAGCTGCATTACTGTTCTCTCGTGTTGGGCCTGAAATACTGTTTCCATTTTTTGAGGTCTGAACCACGCAAATCTCGCGGATATCCCTTGTACGCGAACCACGCTGAGTATTTAGATGCTAACTGTTTGTATCGGTCTTTTGCATCAGCATGCACATAATCACTTGCGTTCAGGCAGTTATTAATAAAAACCAGATCGGCCTGTCCGGGTGACAGGGCAGTCTCTTCTGCTGCGGCCGGTTCGACAAAAGAAGATGAGGATTCACGGCGGTGCAGCTCGTTTGCGGCTTCAGAAATTAACTGAAGCAAAGCCTTTTTGCTGAGTTTTCTCAGGTCGAGTTCAGTCATATTTAATCCAGATCGTTAACTTCGTCGTACATGAACGCACGATTAGAACGATGGTTTTCGCGGATAAATGCCATCACATCTTCATCCGTTCCGACGCGCGCGCCATAGGGGAAGTTGTCACCGACTATCGGAAGATAATCAACATCGCCGTCGCCGTTAATGAAAAAGAACGGTATCAGGTACTGAAACAGGCTGATTTTCATGTCTGCCTGAATTTCAGATTCAGTTGCTGGCCGCCACTCGTGCTCAGTTTCGGTGATGTATGCGTTAACAATAGCTCTGGCTTCCTCACCGTTTCTGTAGTGACTTTCGAGAGAATCAGAGAGTTTCCTGACGTTATTAACAAGTGGGGAATGGACTGATACATCAACGTAATCCTCGCCATTCCATGATTGATCTTCATAGAACTGCACGGCGCTGATTTTTGCGGCCTCTGCTGACTCTCCGAGCCCTGCAAGCTCGACAAACCCGTTCAGGTCCACCACGCGATCGCCCATGTTGAACATTGTCATTTCGGCATTTTTTTGCCTGGTCACTGCGTAAATCGTCATGATGTGTCCTTTTTGATTGTTCCTGTTCGTTAAATAAATTGTACCTACAAAATGGGTACAATTAAAGTGATTTGTATCACGGAATTGAAAGGCGTGTATTAGTGTCTACAGGTTAACAATTTGTGCTCTTAAAACGTTGATCATTTCGTTTTATAGGTATACTGTATAAAAACACAGTATGCGCAGTGGAGGCCACTATGAAAGTTGAGTTAACTATTGATCGAACAAAGAAACTTCCTGATGGTGCAGTGCCAGCACTGGAAAAAGAATTACTTAAACGACTAAATGATCAGTATGAGAATTGCCGCCTGACAATCCGTCGCGCAGGATCAGATGGGCTGAGCGTTTTCGGTGGCGATAAGGACGATAAAAAGAAAATTGAAAAGATCCTCCAGGATACCTGGGAAAGCGCTGACGACTGGTTTTACTAACATTGCGATTGGGGCTGGCGCGCATTTTTTCAGAATACCGCAATTTGCGTATCCCTTTGATGCTGCTGCCGACAATTTTTAACCGCGTCTGTATGTCGCTCGAAGGGAGAACAGAATGTGAGTAATTCAGCTTTGCAAACGTCAGAAGATAACTGGTATGACATTGTAAGACGGTCTGACGGCTGCGTGGTGTTTAGCTTTCCTTCGTCGGGCAGGCATCTTATTTATCGTGTAAATGGCATGGTTTCCATGCGGCCTTTGCTGGATGATGAAGAAGTCTTTACTCCCAATGGCTTTATGCAATTTATTCGCCGTCTCGGCTACCGGGTAACGCCACCTTCTGATAATATGAAATCAACGGTCTGAACAGCCGTTAACCTGCTGCGCCACGGAGTGAACAACCATGGCGCAATTACAACTCATTAAGCAGTCAACCGGAATACTGATCCCCGCTACGCCGGAGACCAGTGATTTTCTGCAATCAAAATGCAAGCTCGGCTCCGTTCTGGTTGCCGACTTTAAGCTTGTCCGCAATCCGGCGTTTCATCGCCGTTTCTTTGCGCTCCTGAATCTTGGATTCGAATACTGGGAACCAACGGGCGGCGCCATATCAGCTAACGAGCGAAAACTGGTGAATGGTTATGCCAGATTCCTTGCCTCATACGGCGGCAATGAAAGCGCTCTGCTGGATGCTGCCGAGCAGTATCTGGAGCAGATCGCCAGTCGCCGTATCACGAACGGAATCAGCCTGTGTAAATCCTTTGATGCATACCGCGCCTGGGTAACTGTCGAGGCCGGTCACTTTGACGCCATCCAGTTACCAGATGGCACGCTCCGCAAACACCCTCGCAGCATCGCGTTCGCCAGTATGGACGAAACCGAATTCCAGCACCTCTATAAGGCCGCGCTCGATGTCCTGTGGCGCTGGATCTTGTCCCGTACCTTCAACAGCAGGGAAGAGGCCGAGAACGCCGCCGCCCAGCTTATGAGCTTTGCGGGGTGATGGCGATGAAGTATTCATATTTTCACCATACGGAATGCACCACCGAGCAGGCAGAGCGCCTGATTGCCGATTATCGGGCTCGCGGTATCAGGACCGAAAAAAGCCTCAACCCTGATTTCCTTACCTGGACGGTCAGCGCGAAATTACAAGAGTGCGAACGTCCGGCGCGGACGCCGAGAACCTTCCGACAAAAAGGCTGGGGGTGAGCATGGCTAATCTTCGAAAAGCTGCGCGTGGCCGGGAATGCCAGGTGCGTATTCCGGGGGTATGCAACGGCAACCCTGAGACATCTGTTCTGGCCCATATCCGTATCGCCGGGTTATGTGGCACCGGCATCAAACCGCCAGACCTTATCGCGACTATCGCATGCTCATCATGCCATGACGAGATCGACCGCCGTACTCACCAGGTTGATGCTGAATATGCAAAGGAGTGTGCGCTGGAAGGTATGGCCCGAACGCAGGTTATCTGGCTGAAAGAGGGGCTCATTAAATCATGACAGTCTACGACATCACGCCGATCGGCAAGCCCAGAATGACTCAGCGCGACAGATGGCACAAACGGCCAGCGACAGCGGCGTACTGGTCATACAAAGCGCAGGTTCGTCTGCTGGGCATCGAGTTACCGGAATCCGGTTATCACATCACATTCGTTATCCCCATGCCCCAAAGCTGGAGCAAGAAGAAGCGAGCCCAACACGCCGGGCAGCCACATCAGCAGAAGCCAGACAAAGACAACCTGGAAAAGGCGCTGCTGGATGCAGTGTTTGACGAGGATAGCCATGTCTGGGATGGCCGGGTAACAAAAATCTGGGGCGAGAGAGGGCGGATCATTATCGAGGATGCCACATGAAACCCGAGGTTATTGAGTCTCTTCGCCAGCGCTGGCAGCGCCTTAACCTTTTCCGGTATCGGGGATCGGTGCTGGTGGCATACCGCATCCTTCGCAATTACATCCGCATTGAAGCAAAACGGGAGCATCAAAATGAAGCTTGAGTCCTTACCAAAATATTTTTCGCCTAAATCCATGATGCCCGGCGCTGTTCCATGCGGTATTTCAGCAGATACGTTGACTATTACTGACGTAATGGCATCCCTCGGGCTACTTTCCGCAAAAGCAGCGGTGGGTATTGAATTGTATCTGGCAAAAGCCGGGGTTTTATCTTCAGACAATATTATTGCCTACATCAAGAAACTGGCAGAACAGCGCGCAGAACGGCACGGATCGCTGCGGAAAATGGAAGAAAGTGAACGCTCAAAATTTCTCGGTATTCTGGCTCGGTATGTTTTCCGCGATTATTCCCTCAGTGCTGCAAGCCTGGTGGCGTGCGGTAGCTGTCATGGCGCAAAATTTATTGATGCTGAGGTTTTCACGAACAAGGTTACTTACCCGGATGGTAAGCCACCAAAATGGGTAAAAGATACGAAAGGCATTTCTCCTTCTGACTGGGAGGTGTGGAAATCAGTACGTGAGCAAGTGCGCGTCGTGTGTAAAACATGTGATGGTAAAGGCCATGTGAAAAACGAATGCCGTTGCCGGGGGCGCGGAGAAATTCTCGATAAGAAAAAATCAGAGTTGCAGGGCGTGCCGGTTTATAAAAAATGCCCGAGATGCAAGGGAAGAGGTTACCCACGCCTGAAAGATACCGAGATTTTTAAAGCGCTGGGGATAACGGAAATGGTATGGCGGTACAACTATAAACAGTTTTTCGATCGGCTGGTGGAGCATTGCCATATTGAGGAATCATATGCAGAAAAGGTTCTGGGAAACGTGACCCGATGACCAGCATAATTTAGCTATTGCAAAATTAACGGAAAATGGCTAACCTGATTCCAACGATGGGTTATTACGCCTGTGACGTTACAAGAATTAAAAAAAACCTCGCCTCGGCGGGGTTTTCTTTTATGGATTCCCGACGCCAATAAGACAAAGTGCGGGGAGTGTTGCGGAGCCTACATGTTCCAGCCGTCCGCAAAAGCTCACATAGGCAGGACCACAATCTGATACCGCGATAGCTTTTGCTGATCGCGCCGGAGCGGTAACCGGCAACAATGTAAGCCTCGGTGATTGCCGGGGCTTTTTTATTGGCTGATTTAGCTCAGTAGGTAGAGCAACTACCTTGTAAGCAGGATGTCGGCGGTTCGATTCCGTCAATCAGCACCACATATCCCTGTGAAGATTCTGTCGGTGTGATTCCGATGGCGTCAGCTCCACGAAACGGAGCACACAACAGGAAAAAGCATTGCACGTTGACGTCGGACCCATTGGTGTTAGCCAACAGGGAGGGAATATAAACGTGCCAATGCTTTTTCCGTTGTGACGTACTCAGGCGAGTTGCAGCGCCGGTCGACGCAAAGACCTGTAAATCGACTGAGCCGCAGTTACTGGCGGCCAATACCAAAACAGAGCGGCAGGAAGTAAGCAGGGGTAGCGCCCTGGTGTCACAATCAAATCCCTCTACCTTGGGACAATTAGCCCGCGCATTGTGGGCGATTAAAGCCGTGCGCTTATCTTCTATTCCCGCTTCTGGCGGGTTTTTTATTTGTGCCGTTCGGAACGATTCCTCTGTGTTTTGTCGTTAATCCACCGGGCGGCCTTTCCCTTACACACAGCCTCCGAAAAACGCGAGGTAAGAGACCATGAGAATGAACGATCACTCAGGGAATATTTTCACGCAGTTTTTCGCGTGGGTTGGAACCCTCGCGGCAGCATTGGGTTTTACCACACAGGATATGGTCTACATGTTCTTTGGTGCTGTCGGCCTGCTTATTTCTCTGATCTCTTACGTAAATGGCCGAATTGATGCCCGTCGTAAACGTAAAGAAGACGAGAAGCGCACAGCCATGATCCGCGATTACCTGGATGGCATCAGTGATAAACCCATTGCTGAACGCCCGGCGGCTGTAAGTGTTGTTGCCGACGCGCTTACTAAGGCTGGTGAATGATGGGGTGGAGAGCAAAACTTAGTGCCGCCGTTCTGGCACTGGTTCTCGCCGGTGCGCCAGCGTCGGTTATTCTCGATCAGTTCCTGAATGAGAAAGAGGGTAACAGTCTGACAGCGTACAAAGATGGTGGCGGGATCTGGACGATTTGCCGTGGCGCCACAATGGTTGATGGTAAACCGGTGGTGCAGGGTATGAAGCTGACACAGCAGAAATGCGACCAGGTTAATGCCATCGAGCGCAATAAGGCGCTGGCGTGGGTAAACCGAAACATCAAAGTGCCGCTGACAGAGCCACAGAAAGCGGGGATCGCGTCGTTCTGCCCGTACAACATCGGCTCTGGTAAATGCCTGCCATCTGGATTTTTTCGTAAGCTGAATGCAGGAGACCGCAAAGGGGCCTGTGCTGAAATTAGACGCTGGATATTCGACGGCGGAAAAGATTGCCGTATCCGTTCCAATAACTGCTTTGGGCAGGTTTCCCGTCGCGACCAGGAAAGCGCGCTGGCATGCTGGGGGATAGACCAGTGAACCCGGTGCCGTTAATTGCTGGCATAAAAGCCTGGTGGAAACCCGTTGTCGTTTTACTTCTGGTGGCTGGCGCGTTTATCACCGGAAATGTCTGGAGCAATCGGGGCTGGGAAAAGAAGTGGGCAGAGCGCGACAGCGCGGAGTCGTCACAGACCGCGAACGCGCAGACCGCCGCCCGCATGATTGAGCAAGGGCGAGCCGTTGCCCGTGAAGAGGCTGTGAAAGATGCACAACAACAAGCGGCAAAAGCTGCTGCCACTGCTGCTGGCTTGTCTGCCACTGTTAACCAGTTGCGCACCGAAGCAACAAAGCTTGCCGCCCGCCTGGACGCCGCAAAGCACACCGCAGATCTTGCCGCTGCCGTCAGAAGCAAAACAGCCGGAGCCGATGCCGGAATGCTCGCCGACATGCTCGGAGATATTGCAGCAGAAGCTAAACGTTATGCTGGAATCGCTGACGAACGCTACACAGCAGGAATGACGTGTGAGCGTATTTACGACTCGGTGAGAGAGTCGAATAACAATCTGGTGACCACGCATTAAGTATTACAGAAGCTCTTCACTGAGGGGCTTCGATAATGCTTACCCGACAAGAAGCATAGATTGGCATCAACCAGTGAGGTGATCCACATCTTGGCAGCCGGAACAGACGGAAGTGGCATAGCAACATCGTGAGATGGTGGCGACCGCTGCGACAAGAATGCCCATAGCGCCGATTCGTCGCAGTCTCCACGCCCGAACTATGACCGCAGCCTCCCTGAGGAGGATTCTCCCTGCGCGAGTGGGCGCGGTTATTCAAAAACGGGTCACGCCGGGTTTTCCTCGCGATGGTAACGCGAGCTTTTACCTTCATAGCGGCCAGCCGGAGCCGTGGCGGGCGAATCTGGTTACTTACCTTTTCTTCAAACAGGATTAACTCATGGCAAAACCGGACTGGGGCGAGCTTCAGCAACGGTTCCTGTCCGATCATGCCGCAACCGGCGTATCACCGAAGGATTGGTGTGAAGCGCAGGGACTGAACTACGCTACCGCCCGTCGATATATCAAAAAGGCACCTGCGCAAAATGCGCAAAAACCTGCGCAGAAGAAATTGCGCACTGCGCAAAAGGAAAAGTGCGCAAAAGAGCTGGTGGATGATGACGGCCTTACTGCTCAGCAGCGTTTATTTGTCGCAGAGTACCTGAAGGACAACAATGCCACGCAGTCCGCCATTCGCGCCGGGTACAGCAAGAAGACCGCTGAACAAATTGGTTATCAACTGCTTCAGAAAACTTCAATTGCCCAGGCGATTGCGCAGCAGCAGAAAGAATCGTTAATGCGCACACTCGGCAGTGCAGACGAGGTGCTTGCGCAGATGTGGCAACTCGCCACTTTCGACGCAAACCAGCTTTCGCAATATCGTCGTGGATGCTGTCGTTATTGCTGGGGCTTCGGTCATCAGTACCAGTGGCGGGATGCTGTTGAGTATGAAGAAAAGCGAATCGAAGCGGTTGAACGCAAACGTCGCGAGCCTGAGGACGTGGGCGGATATGGATATGACCATACGCAGGAACCAAACCCGGAATGTCCACGCTGCAATGGCGATGGAATAGGCCAGCCATTTTTTGCTGATACCCGCAAGTTGCCCACTACGGCAGCGCTGGCATATTCCGGCGTTAAGCTCGGCAAGCACGGCGTTGAAATTACCGCGATAAGCCGCGAACGGATGTTTGAAGCCGTAATGAAGCGCCTCGGCCTGGCGGACAGTGAATTTGCGCAGCGACTTCAACAATTGGAAATTGAACGACGACAATTGGAGGTTGACCAACTTCGAAGGGAGATAGCTTTGGGTAAAAACCCGACGGGATTTGAAGAGGATTATCAACTTCAGCCAATAACTCCCGATGAGGAATCTCCAGATGATCCAATCCTCTAATAGCGATGCCGTCAGCCTGACACCGAAACAGGCAAATATTTACGTCTGGGGCTGGCAGCGTTCAGCGCGTTTCAGGGATGCTGTATGTGGTCGCCGATTTGGTAAAACATTCCTGGGCAAAGCGGAGATGCGCAGAGCCGCCAGACTGGCGCAGAAATGGAAAGTCAGTGTAGAGGATGAAATCTGGTACTGCGCGCCAACCCAAAAACAGGCAAAGCGTGTTTTTTGGCGGAGGCTGAAACAATCAATACCTCCACACTGGCGGGCATCGAAGCCGAACGAGACCGAATTATCGATCACACTCAAAAGCGGCCACATAATGCGATGCGTCGGGTTGAATAACTACGATGATTTGCGTGGTTCCGGCTTGTTTTTCGTGTTGGTGGATGAATGGGCGGATTGCCCCTATGCAGCGTGGGAGGAAGTATTGCGCCCGATGCTGTCGACATGTCGGTATATCGTAAACGGTGTGCAGTATATAGGCGGGCATGCTCTTCGAATTGGCACACCCAAGGGATTCAACCATTGTTATGACTCATGGCTTGCCGGGCAGGACAACCGAGAACCTGATCATAAAAGCTGGCTTTATACTTCTGTGGACGGCGGAAATGTCCCGCCTGAAGAGCTGGCAGCAGCTCGCCGGCGAATGGATCCCAGAACGTTCAGGCAGGAATATGAAGCCTCGTTCGAAAACTATCAGGGCGTTGTCTATTACTGCTTTGATCGCCGTAAAAATCATACTGATGAGATCGTTAAACCTGGTGAAGCGCTTCATATTGGCATGGACTTTAACGTGGGGAAAATGGCGGCAGTGGTATACGTGCTGCGTGATGGCCTTCCCCGCGCTGTAGATGAGTTTATGGATATTTTCGATACTCCAGCAATGATTGAAGCGATTAAGACGCGATATGCAGAAGGGAAACACACAATCAGTATTTACCCTGATGCTTCGGGGAAAAACCGGAAGTCCAGCAACGCCAGTGAGTCCGATATTTCACTTCTCTATGATGCCGGATTCTCTGTGCTGGTTAACGACAGCAACCCGGCAGTAAGGGACAGGATAAATGCGGTTAACTCTATGTTGTGCAATACCTACGGTGAGCGCAGGATGATGGTTAACACGGTAACCTGCCCGAAATTCACTCAATGCCTTGAGCGACAGGTTTATAACGATAAAGGCGAGCCTGATAAGAAAGGCGGCTTTGACCACGGCAATGATGGCGGTGGTTATCCAATCGTGTTCCTGTTCCCTGTTAACGCTACAGCGTTCGACATCACCCTCGATACGACATTCTGATATGGCTAATAACGACATTACATTTGTTCGCCCTGAGGTCAGGGCGGCGTTGCCCGTGTGGAAAAAAATTCGCGATGTTTGTAAGGGGGCGGACGCCGTTAAGGCTGACGGGAACGCGTATCTCCCGTATCTCGATCCCTCCGATAAATCATCACGGAACAAAAAACGCAACGAGGCGTACATTGAAAGAGCAGTGTTCTATGCGGTAACGGGAAATACGAAAATCGGCCTGATGGGCCTTGCCTTTCGCAAAGACCCGACTCTGACCGCACCGGAAAAGCTCACCTACGTTCAGAACAATGCTGATGGTGCCGGGACAAGTATCTACCAGCAGGCGCAGCAGGTGCTTGAAAATGTCCTTGAGGCGGCCCGTGACGGGCTTTACGTTGATTACGCCAGCGCCAGTGATGAAGCCATTATTCTCCGCTATCTGGCAGAGAACATCATCAACTGGCGCACGGAAAGGATTAACGGACGCGATCAGCTAGTGCTGGTGGTGCTGCGCGAATGCATTGAAGAGCCTGACGGTTACGGATTTCAGGAACGCATCCAGTATCGTGAACTGGCGCTGAAGGAGGGAAAATTCGTTTGCCGGGTCTGGCGTAGGTCGGGTGATACGCAATCTGGGGCATATGAAGTCAGCACCGAGTACTGGCCTAAGCCCAAAGGAGAAAACTACTGGGATGAAATCCCGTTCACCTTTGTTGGTGCGCAAAATAACGATCCGACAATTGATGAATCCCCACTTGCAGCGCTGACAGAAATCAATCTGGGTCATTACCGGAATTCCGCTGACTATGAGGACAGTGTGTTTTTCTGCGGTCAGGTGCAGCCAGTTATTACTGGTCTTGATACAAACTGGCGAGACTGGTTGCAAAAGGCTGGCATTAAAGTTGGTTCCAGAACGCCATTCTTACTTCCGAAAGACGGAAGTTTCACCTACGCACAGGCGCAACCTAATACCCTCGCTAAAGAGGCAATGGACAGCAAGCGTGATTATATGGTGCAGCTCGGAGCCCGGTTAATTGAGCAGAATTCTGCTGTCAAAACAGCCACGCAGGCTACCGGAGAACAGACGTCATCGACTTCTGTTCTGGGTATCTGCGCAGCGAACGTCACCGAAGCCTATGGTCGCGTTCTCGCGTGGTGCGCGCGCTATCTTGGTGTGAAAAATGAAACACCGACATTCGTTATCAGTCAGGAATTTATCGCCAGAGTGGCTGAGTCAGGGATCGTAACGGCTATTGTTGCGGCATGGCAGTACGGCGCGATTCGTGATTCCGATATGGTACGTGCGTTGCAGAAACTGGACATCATTGACCCCGCAGACAGTGTTGAAGATGTGATCGACACAATCCGCAATCAGGAGCCAACGTTGATCGGAGGCGGTAATGGCGACGGTTAACGAGCAACTGCGTGATGAATCAATCGCGCACGCTATCTGGATAAGTCGTTACAGTACCGGCGTTGCTAACCGGATGGTGAAGCTGCTCAACGAAAGTGATGCTGAGCTGACAGCGCGCCTGCTGGTGGCTATGGATGGGCTTGATGCAGACAGTTTCACTGTAACGCGCCTTCAGGCATTGCTCGCCAGTGTCAGGGCAGTGAACCATCAGGCTATTCAGTCAATGCTGCAAGGGTTGTCCACAGAGCTGAACGACCTGGCGCAACATGAGGCTGGTTATCAGTTGAGCCTGTTTGATTCTCTGCTGCCTGATTTTGTGACCGACGTTCATCCGCTGGTGGGCATCTCTCCTGACGCGGTGTATGCCGCAGCGATGGCGCAACCATTCCAGGGACGATTGCTCAGCGAATGGGCGTCAAACCTTGAAGCGGATCGCCTAAACCGCATCAGCAATACAGTGCGGCAGGGCTTTTTGCTGGGCGATACGACAGAGCAGATAGCGCGCAATGTTCGCGGCCACGCTAATCGTGGATACCAGGACGGTGCGTTACAGATGAGCCGCGCCAATGCCGCCAGTATAGCGAAAACAGCGGTGGGTCATCTCGCGGCAACGGCGCGTAACAGCTTCGTCAGTGCCAATGACGACATCATTAAGGCGAGGCAGCAACTATCGACCCTGGACAACAGGACGTCATCTCAATGCAGAATAAGGGACCGTCTGCAATGGACGTTAGATAAGAAACCAATCGGGCATAAAATTCCATACCTCCAGGGCGCTGGGCGATTGCATTTCTGTTGCCGCTCAACCGAGACCTACGTTCTCAAATCAGCGAAAGAACTGGGTATCGATGTTCGCGATATTCCGCCAGGCACTCGCGCCAGCATGGACGGACAGGTTGCCGGTGATACAACTTATCAGGAATGGTTCACACGCCAGTCGTTCGATCGCCAGAAGCAAATCGTTGGCGAGAAGCGTGCGCGGCTTATCCGCGATGGCGGTATGTCGCCAGATGAGTTCTACACCGATAAAGGAGAATGGCTCACGCTGGCGCAGTTGCGGGAACGTGACGAACAGGCATTCAGAGAGGCGGGTTTATGAAACTAACATTAATTAACCGGCTGAAATTGTGCTGGGAAATACTAACGGTAAAAAGCGGGCATGCACACACCGCGCAAGAGAAGCAACTCTCTACATTTCAGCGCGGATACCGTGCTGGCTTAAAAGACGCAGGTATTTAACAGGAGAACATAATGAAATTCCGCAAAAAGCCGGTTGTTATTGATGCTGTTCAGTGGACCGGAACAAACACGCAGGAGATTTACGATTTCTGTAACTCAGGCAGTCGGGACTGCCATGTTATGGGGGATGATCTGCTAATTAAGACACTGGAAGGCACCATGACAGCAAGCGCTGGCGATTACATTATTCGCGGCGTGAATGGTGAACATTACCCCTGCAAGCCGGACATTTTCGATAAAACCTACGAGCCAGTCGGGTTGTGATAAAATAATCAGTGGCTAGGGTAGCTCCCGAAAAGCGGCATCGTCACCGCCTGCCACTAATAACCTGACGAGCAACGAGACGAGGTTGACGATGGCTGCTCCAGAAAACAATTTACATTACGCCGGTAATGAATTGATTATTCATGATTCAGGTGACGGACCCGATCAGTTTTATCGCTATGTTAGTCCGAACGACCTAACAAATGCTGAATTATTGAACGCGCTGCGCGATGTTGTTGAGCGCAATGGCATTGGATACATAGAACCATCCGATACGGTAGTACGCGTCGGTGCTCATGTTGGTCCATGCAAAGATCTATTTAAAAAATTCAGTCAGCATGAAACGATGACTGTTATCGTTGATGGCGGATACACTAAAGTCGGCCAGGTTGATATGGATTCACAAAAACAAAGAGACCTTATTGCAAGCCTGCATGAAGAGTTAGTAATCGCAAGGGGACTCATTAAAGAGATTTGCACAGTGCGAAGCATTGCGGAGCCAAAGGCTTCTTTGCAGAGAATGGATAAAGCCATTAAAGATGCAAAAGATATGCTTGAAAATATCTAAATAAAGAGGTCGCCATAGCGCGGCCTTTTTTATTATCTGAAATTCACAACAGGCTGCCTCCGGGCGGCCTTTTTTATTGGGCCAGGCCCACACTGAATATCCCAAGGGGACAATATGCTTATTCGTAACATGCTCATCAAATATTATTCGGCGGCTGGTGGTGAAGGTGGTGAAGGTGGCGGTGGCGGCGGTGAAGGTGGCGCACCAGAAATTACGCCGGAAATTCAGAAGCTGATTGATGAGCAGGTATCGGCTCAGGTGTCAGGGCTGAAAAACAAAAATACAGAGCTGCTCGGAAAGCTCAGGGAGTCAACCGAGTCCCTCAAACGTTTTGACGGTATCGACCCTGACGCTGTTCGCAGCATTCTGCAACGTTTTTCCGACGACGAAGAAGCAAAGCTGATCGCCGATGGAAAAATTGATGAGGTGCTGAACAAACGTACTGAACGTTTACGCGCTGACGTTGATAAGCAAATCAAGGCCGCTAACGAGCGTGCGGATAAAGCTGAAGCGTTCTCGAATAAATTCCGGGATCGGGTGCTGGCTGATGCAATTCGCGCGGCGGCTGCAACCGTCGGCGCGCTGCCTGAAGCGTCCGACGACCTGATCCTCCGTGCCAAAGGCACATTCCAGCTCAACGACGAAGGCGAGGCCGTAGCTGTTGATGCAAACGGTGATGTTCTGTTCGGCAAAGACGGCAAGACCCCGTTAAGCCCTGCTGAGTGGGCGGAATCCCTGAAAGAATCCGCGCCGCACCTGTTCCCCCGCGCTGAAGGCACGGATGCAGGTGGTCATAAGCAGCAGGGAAGCGGCGCTCTTAAACGCTCTGAAATGACATCGGCCGATAAAACAGCCTACATCCGTAAACACGGACAACAGGCCTTCCTCAGGTTACCAAAGTAAGGAACAACAATGGCTACGACCGTTAATACTGATCTGATTATTTATGACGATCTCGCGCAAACTGCGTTTCTGGAGCGCCGTCAGGATAATCTGGATGTTTTTAACCAGGCGTCTAATGGTGCAATCATTCTCGATAACGAACTGATCGAAGGTGATTTCCGTAAGCGCGCTTTCTATAAAGTCGGCGGTTCTATCGAAGCGCGTGACGTTAACTCTACTGACCCGGTAACGGGTAAAAAAATCGGCGCTGGCGAGTCCGTCAGCGTAAAAGCACCATGGAAATATGGCCCGTACGAAACTACGGAGGAAGCGTTCAAACGTCGCGGGCGTGATGTGAGCGAGTTTTCTGAGGTGATTGGTGTCGATGTGGCTGACGCGACACTGGAGGGCTACATCAAGTACGCGCTTCAGGGGCTGATTGCCGCTATCGGTGCCAACGCTGATATGGTCGTGACTGCGGATATTGCCACTGATGGCAAGAAAACGCTGACTCGCGGTCTGCGCACCTACGGCGATAAATTCAACCGCGTTTCCCTGTTCGTTATGCACTCCACTACCTACTTCGATATTGTTGATCAGGCTATCGACAACAAAATCTACGAAGAAGCGGGCGTGGTCGTGTACGGCGGCCAGCCAGGTACGCTGGGTAAACCGGTTCTGGTGACCGATACGATGCCTGTTGATGCAATTCTGGGGCTGGTGGCCGGTGCTGTATCAGTAACTGAGTCTCAGGCGCCGGGGTTCCGCTCCTATGACATCAACGACCAGGAAAACCTCGCGATCGGCTATCGCGCTGAAGGTACGGTGAACGTCGAACTGCTGGGGTACAGCTGGGATACCACCAAAGGCGAAAACCCGGACCTTACCGCCATTGGCACGCAGGGGAACTGGAAGAAACACTTCACCAGCAACAAATCCACTGCTGGGGTTTTGATTCAGCTCGGCGGCGGCAGCTAATCACCAGGGGCTTCGGCCCCTTTTTTATTGCGCGTCCACCGCGCCTGACAAACGAGAGTCTTTCAGAAAGTGAGCCTGAGAACGCCGTACAGGTGGCGACCTCTCTCGGGCTGCGTTCTGGTGGACAGGCTCACTTTTTAAAAGGAAACGCAGATGAAATACCAGATAGCGAAGTTATACCGTGGAGACCATTTCCTTGGTTACGGTATTGCCGTGGATGGTCAACTACTGGATGGACAGGCCTCGACCAGCATTAACACCGAAATAACTTCCTTGCCAACGGTCACAGTGGTTTTTAACCTCAATAAAGACCACGCCGAAAATCAAATCACCATTGACCTTGACGAGAAGGTATAAGCAATGGATGTCATTGTTGGTGGGGTTCCTTATGTCCGCGCCGATAGCGTTTCCCATAATAAAATCGGAATCGCGATAACCACTCATAACAGGCCGGATGTCCTCGCAAGATCACTTGAGCAACATCGAAAATATTTACCTCCCGGTGCGGTCGTGTTCGTCATTGATGATGGTTCAAATCCGCCAGCAACAGCTCCGGGTTGGTGTAATTTAATCCGGCACGATAATTCAAAAGGCATTGTTGCTTCGAAGAACGCCAGTCTTACAGCGCTGATGGATACCGGGTGCGAACACCTTTTCCTGTGGGACGACGACGCATGGCCGATTGCCGATGGCTGGCATCTTCCGTATATCGAATCACCCGAGGCGCACCTGGCTTACCAGTTCCTCGACCTTGCCGGACCGCGAAAACTTAACGATCTCGCTGTGCTTTATAGCGACGATAAGCATGTGGCGTATACCGGACAGCGCGGCGTGATGCTTTATTACCATCGCAGTGCGATCGAGAAGGTAGGCGGATTTGATCCGGTATACGGGCGCGGCATGTACGAACACAGTGACCTTGCCCTGCGCATCCATAACGCTGGCCTGACTACTTGGGCTTATGCCGATGTAACTGGTTCCGAAAAGTTGATTCATTCGCTCGATGAGCATGAAGCCGTAGACCGTTCAGTACCAACGGCAGACCGGAAAGCGCTGGTGGAACGTAATGTAAAAATCCACAACGAGCGTCGCGATAAGGGGTATACCGGCTATGTCGAATACCGGCGCCAGCGCGACGTTGTGATCACAACATTACTGACGAGCCAACCGGACCCGCAGCGCGGTAGCAGAATGCAGCCTGACCCGGCCGCGCTGACCACCTGGGCTAAATCAATCCGGGGTGCCGATGCCGTAGTGCTGGCAGACCAGCTAACCTCCGCTCCCGATGGTGCTCAACTGGTGACAGTTCCAGATGTCGCAATGAACGTCTACTTCCGGCGCTGGCTGCATATCTGGCAGCACCTGCGCGATCATCCTGAATACCGGTTCGCCTGGTGTACCGATGGTACTGATGTCGAAATGCTTTGCGCGCCGTGGGAAGAGATGGAGGCCGGAAAACTCTACGTTGGTTCGGAGCCGAAAACCTACGCTGACGCATGGGCGAAACAGAATCACCCGGAACGCATCTATCAGGAGTTTATCGAACAGCACCGCAACGATGTGATGCTTAACGCCGGGCTGCTGGGCGGTACGCGCGCA